TTTTGCAAACCTAAATCAGCAATATTTTTTTGAATAATATCTCTAGCAGATGCCGCTTTTTCTGATGCGGTGTTTCCCGTTAAATTTCCCAAAATGGATTCAAGCCCTGCAATTGATTCTGATGCTCGACCAGTTTGCGCTAATGGCAAATATTTTAAAATTGTATCTATGCCGTTTATTGCAGTTTTTGCTGGTTGTACTGAATTGCGAGCAGTAATAATTTCATCTTGATATTTTTTGCCAGTTTCTTCAGATTCGCCAGAGGGAATTGTTGGTGCTTGGCTGAAACCTGCTGGTTGTTTTTCTGGTTGAGGCGCTCTGATCATTTGTCCAATTAATTGATTAGACAATTTATCTCGCACTTCATAAATTGGTTGATTTGATATTGGGTCTTTTTTGCCAGTATCTTTATAGAGATATGGGTCAGTTCCTTTTACAACGCCAGCCTCAACAGTTTGCGTTCCGATACCAGGCGTTACTGTTACAGCACCACCTTCGGGGGTAACTGAAGTTGTTGTTTGGTAAGTGCCTAGTTGTGCAGATTGGTCTAATCCATTAATGTGTCGTTGAATTAAATAAGAACGTACAGCGGCGGGATTGGTTTGTGCAATATCAAAATATGGTTGCATTACTTTATCCGCTTGATCTTCTGGCACTCCGCTTGCTTTTGCTTGATTTCTACCCCATGTTTTCAAAAAATTAACTAATTTATTTTTATCAACAGAATCAGGGTTGTTTGTTGCTTGCAAAATAATGGGATCATTAATTGCGCCAACATAACCGTTAGAAATTACTTGCGATTTTTTTTGCGCTAAAGCTAAATTAGCAGCTTCAGAACCTGCTGCACCAGTTTTAAAAGTTTCCTGTGCGCCGAAAGAACCCGCTATGTCTTTAAGCTGTGCCATACCTGTCAATGGCGCTATTTTTAAAATTTCAGATATAGCTTTTGGTGGGTCATAAACACCATCTGTCATTAATTTTTGTGGTTCTTTGCCAATCAAATATTGAAGATTTTTGCGCTCTAAGTCTTTTTGTTCTTCAACAGACAAAGCAATTTGTCCCGTGCGGGTTGCTTGTTGTTGTTGCTGTAACGCCAGCGGGTTTATTTGCTGGGCTTGCTGATAGGCTTGCGCCCCCCTTGCAATGCCAAGCATATCGGCAAGGGAAGTTTGGGGCACAGGTTTGATCTCTGTGCCAATCATTGGGACGGTAAAGTCTGCCATTTTTAAACCTTATGATTCAATGAATGAATAGCCTGTTGGAACAGTACCACCGCCACCAAATCCATAAACGTTTGACCCGCCATATTGTTGATTAGCTTGCGCTGCATTTGCATAAGGATTAGAAGTGGCTTGTGGTCGCAATAGCCCAGCTAAAGTTGCGGCATTACCAAGACCTTGATAACCCCCCGCCATAGCGTTTGCAGCGCCAATCTGACCAGCGCCAAGGGCAGACGCACCCCCAATGCCCAGTTGACCAATGTTGGCTGCGGTGCTTTGTGCAAGATTAGAAGTTTGCCCCGTGGCAGTTTGACCAATTCCAGCAATAGACGCCAATCGGTTGTAAACATTGCCAACGCCCGTTTGTTGTTGGTTAAACTTTTGGGCTTCTTGTTTCATGTAGTTGTCAAGGGCATTTTGATAGGCATTGCTTGCGTAATCTTCGGCAAACTTAATCCCGCCTCGCTCAACATTAGACCCACCGCCACCAACGTTTAAGGCTTGACGGGTTGCGCCTAAACCTTGACCCAGCATAAATTGATAATTTGGGGCAAGGTTTGTTTGCAAATCAGCAGCGGTAAATGGCTTATATCCCGCTGGCAATTCTGTTAATTGCGGCAACATTGTGCCAATTCTTGACAAAGCGCCGTATCCAGCTTCACGGTATGGGGCTTGCTGGGCGTTTTGAATGTCAAACATCGCCCGTTGTTGAGCAGCTGCATCTTGTGTGGCTTGATATTGCTGATTTGCCGCTTGTGATGCCGCACTTGCTTGTTTATTTGCCCCCATGAAGCCTAATACGGCTGCACCGCCTATTGCCACATTCATCCAACTCATACTATTCCCCTTTTTGTATCAACAGTTATTTTTAGCTTGTTCCTAGCATCAAACAACGCTGATGGGTCTGGCTCAATCAATTCAGCTTCAATCTCGTCAAGATCGGTTTTATCAGTTCTGTGAATCGTAATGCCGATGGCATCAGTCACAGCCAGAGTCACCCGCTTTGTCCCAGGCTTGGATTCAATCACATCCCCCGCCTGGAGGCGCTTCATGCCGCTTTCTGTCCATGCGATTATCTCGCCTTTAGCACATAAAAAGAAGTGGGGTTCTTTATGAACTTTGCCCACAATCAGCGTACCAGCAGGGCGAAACAGCTTTCGCATATACATCCCAGGGCTAAACTGATGTTCTGTGACCAATTCGGCTTGGGGCATAGTTGCCATTTCCGCTTGAAGGCGTTCAACCTGTTCCCGTGAAACATGGCTAGGCAAATCAAGGTCGTTCAAAACGTACCCCCTTTAACACCGTTTAGGGCCGTGAAATCGGTAAATTTACCCGCCGCTGGAGTTGTCAAGCCAATGGTGGAACTGTTGATAGTGCTGTTGGTAATCGTCACATTTTTGATTGTGCCACCCGTGATATTGGTGTTTTGCACGTTCAGCGTAATGATGTTGGGATTCATCAACCATTGCATCCAAGGAATGCTAGGCCGCCCCGTGGTTTCATCAAGGAATGAAGAATACGGGATATTGATGTTTGTGTTGGGAATTGCCGTAGCCATCAATTATCTCCAGCAGACATTTTCAATTCAGCAGACACAATAACCGCTTTCACAGGGTCACTTATCGCCACTTCAAAAATCCTGTCCCGTGCCCATCCCAACCGCCGCCACAGGGCACGATTGACATACCCGCCCATTTTGCCTATGCTAACCCAATGCTCGTTTGACCATGTAGACCCGCCATCGTTTGACCATCTAAGCATGGCCTGAGGGTCTTGTCCCTGCCCAGTATTTAACCCAACCCCTGGCTGAAATTGAATCTGGAAAGAATCAAAATACTGGCGTTGTAAGTCTTGTGTCAGATGAACGGCTCGGCGCAGTCTGCGAATTGTGCTACCGTTGTCTGTATATACAGCGTTGTCCAGACTGTAAATCTTGCCGTTTTCATAGTCACCAACAATGTTTTTATTGCCAAAAAATGCCGCACAGTTTGACCGATGACGTTTGTAAACCGCTAAATCAGAATCCCAAGACAACCACTTGTGCCAGCTTTTTGTGGACAGGTCATAAACCCAAGTAAGTCCATATTCCCCAACGCTGGGGAAGGTGACCACATACATTTCATGGCCTTCAATTTGGTAAGAATATGCAATGGCATCATTGGTCACTGAATCCACCAAAGACTGTTCAACAGCGTGAGTGCTGATTCTGACCCAGGTATAACCCTGCATCATTTCAATGGTTGCCGAACCTCGGGTGTCTTTTGCCACACAAACAAAAGTCTCGCCCAATCGGGCCAGGGAAAACTTGGCATCAATACCTGATTGGCTTGAAGTCCCTGGCACTCTCTGAAAGGGAAAACTTGTAATTCCTGCAATTACGTTGCCCACATCTGTCCAGACCTCGGTGGTTATCTCACCAATCAAATAAACCTGACGTTGGTTAACAATCAGCGTCATCAACAAATCAGATGCGCCATCAGCCGTGCCATACAGGGCTTGGCTTGATATGCTGCGACCCAAGTCGGTACACGCCCAGTTTTGCGTTCCTACCTCGTTATAAATGTTGTAGTTGTCAACGTTATCAACCACAGATGCGCCCTGCCAAGGGCCATCTGATGCTGGCAACTTGGTGAATGTGTTGGTTGCCACAACCCAGGTATATCGATTTGGGCCATCAACAATATAAGCAGTCAAACCATTTACCGTGTCAATGTTGTCTGATATGGACACTTGCCCAATGCTAGTGGTCAGTGTTCCGACTTGCGTGGCAACAAATGCCGTGGTAACTTTATAAACAATGTTCCCAGCCACCGCAATAAGGATGGATTCACCTGACATGGTGTGCAAGCCCCGCACTTCTGCCGCCGCAAGCTGTACTTCTTGCACCAATCCAGGCGTAGGGTAAAGCGCCACAATACCCCTGTCCCCAGGCTGCTTAGATGTGTCAATCTCAGCAAAGAAATTGATGCACTCTTGGTCACCTTGATAAATGGATGGCGCAACGTAGGATGTGCCAACAAAGCCAAAATCAGGCATTATCGGAAGCCCCCATCCATAATAAAGCCAGCATCCTTAGCCCTGCCAACCATCAAGCTGTCAGGGTATCGGGCAATCTGGGGTGGGCGCATATTGGTGCGCTTAACCGTGGCTTTAGCTTGACCAGAATAAGCGTTGATCATAGCAATCTGCACCTGATTGACCTTGCCAAACATGGGCAGCAAACGTTCAGCCAAGCACCACCGCAACGCCATGTTGTAGCCTTGGGGCAGTTGAATGGTGTCGTTTAGCGTGGCAAATTCTCTAAAGATCGTCTGGGTGAACAAATGCAATTCACCCTGTGACGGGTTGGGGTACACATAAATTGTCCCCAACAATTCAGAAGGTTGGTAGTAAATCGCCTTTGCCCAAGGGCCGTTCAATTGCTTGATGCCGATGGATTCATATTCTTCAAGGCTCAGAATCGACAAAGGATAGTCAAGATAACCACCCGCAATGTTTGACCCGCCCTGCATGGTGGCAACCCGCACAAAGCCAGATTCAATCGTTAGCGGGCGCTCGTAATAGGCAGAAATTGGAAAAGGCGTAATTGTTCCCGTCATGGCAACGCTGCCAACAGTTTGGGAAACCGAAACGGTATATGTTCCAACCCCGCCAGAAGCACTTACAAACGCTGTGATCGTAGTTCCAACGGTAACACCAGTTCCAGCAATCACAGAACCAACGCCCAAATAACCAGCAGAAATGGCGCTCACAGTTAAAGTTGTTCCACTGATAGACCCTGTGAAAGCTGGCGTGGGCGTGGTATTACTGCTGGACAGGGTATACGTCCCACCTTCATTTACATTTCCCCCAGCGCCCGTTGTAAAGCCCACAATCCTTGTTCCCGCTGTGATGCTTGTGCCTGATAGCGTCTGACCGATATTGATGCCGCCAGCAGTCACCGCATTAGCTGGGACGGTCAAGGTTGTACCAGCAATCGACCCTGTGAATGTCGCCCCCATCTGACCGCTTGGGCCAATGGTGTACTGCACCTGATTTTGTGTGGTCTGGAAAATGATCTCTGATCGATAGAAAACCATCATGTTTTCATTCGACCATTGGGCAATCATGTCGTTAAGCATATCCAGACCATCTTGCGCTTCATCTGCCGTTGGCACTTCACCAGCGGCGACAGCGCCAATGTCTTTCATGGCTCGGGTGATGATGTCAATCGGCTGGGTCATTTCTTATCCTTTATTGCAAAAACTCAACAACATCACCAACATTTAAACCATTAACAAATGTAACGGTTGTGGCATTTGTTTCATTGTAATTTAACGTATTAACTTGTTTTGATCCATTTACCAAAACATATAAAGAGCTTGATCCTAATAAATAAGTAAATGGTACTGTGCAAACAGTTTGATTTTGAGTTGCGGTTATATAACCTTCTTGACCAGCAGAGGGTAATCCTTGAAGATTATCCATACTCCAAATTTGTGTAAAAGTAGCAGTTTTTAATACAAATTTATACGAAACACCACCCGAAAGCCAAATTTCATTTGATGGCCTTCCAGCAGAATTTAATATGATAGGATTGGAATTTTGAATTGTTCCTGATGCAGATGTATAAGTTGCTTGTGGTGTTGTAGTTCCTGCCAAATAGGTATAAATAAGCCCACCAACCAAAGGAAGGCCATTGTCATCAAAAAACTGCCACCCAGCGCCTCCTAATGGTGATAAATTTACACTCATGATATTCTCCTAAATTTTATATTGCAGATATTACAAAAGCCAATAATTCTTCATACCTAACACCAAGTTGGGTATGAGTTGTTAAGTTAGGAATTAATATATTTTTATCGTCTATGTTTGATTCAAAAACAATACCATCTTCATTTGTGTACCAAGTATCAGAACAAAATAAAGCGTATTTATTTGGGTCAAGTCCTTGAGCAATAAATGCCGCCTGTACATCTTGAGCAACCACACCCACATGAAGTCTTGCTTTATCAATACCTTTTTTAGCGATAGCATCATTAAATTTAAATGTTTTTATTAAACCTTTTATTGCTTTCGCTACATTTTGTTCGGCTGTTGTTAAAGAACCAATAACAGTTTTTTGATTTTCATCTGAAGTATTGATTGTGCCTGTTGCAGCATAAACAGTTGACCATCTATTAGAAGATGTCCCAAGAGTAATTGCATTATCACTACTTGGGGCAAAAAATGATGTGCCAAATGAAACAACGTTAGCAGTTAATGGAAGTGGTGTTGTAGCACCATAAGTATTACTATAATTACTTGCATAACCTAAATTTAAAACTGCATTAGCGTTTCCAGAACCAACAGTCATGTTCCATATATATTGCTTTGCGTAACCATTGTCGCTTGCATCACTTTCTAATCCCATTACTGCAACTATTGCATTAGAAACTGCGGTTTGATACCCATTGGTATAAATTGTTCTAAGTGGTTGTAGCAAAGTAGATGAACTAACTTGAGTTAAACCTGATCCAGGTATTGATCCTGCATCTTGAGTTACAACTTGTGAACCACTTGCATAAAATCCAAACGAAACTGTTGGATCATTAATAATTGGGAATCCAGTTACACCACTAATGTAAATGCCAGTAGGAGACAAAACATAAGTACCAGTACCAGATGAAATTAATGGCGAACCTGTTATTTGTTCGCACCAATTATTAGTTAAATAAATGTCACTGTTTTGTCCACCATTATTAATAAAATTGGTAGATTGACCACATTGATTATTAATATATTGTGCGTTTAATGATCTATAGGTGTTGTACATACAAGCACCTTGAAAATTAGTCACTACATTTGAAGTGTTAAATGTTCCTGATATGACATAAACTGTTAAAGTATTTGTTCCCGTATTTATTGCCTGTATTAGCGCTTGTGCGTTAGTAGATGCTTGTGAAATAGGTGTATAAACTTCAAAAATAGAAGCATTTGGAACAATAATATTGTAAATTTTACCGCTTGATAAAGTAACAGATGATGGTGTTGCTGTTATTGTTTGACCTATGTAAGTAAACCAATTGCTTACCAAACGTATTGAATCATTAAAAACAAGATAAACTGATTTATAACCATAATTACAATTAGTAAATATGTTGTTTTCAAATGTTTGTACTGAATTTGAAGCGCTTAAACCAATATAGAAATATTGAATAAAACAATTGCTTACGCCGCCATCAAAATAACCGCCAAATCCACCATATAGACCAACAGACGTGTTATTGGAATTTGGTGTCCAAACCCCAATAATTCCTAAATTTTGTACTCTTGCACCTAATGCAGCCGTAATAAAATTACCTGTTGTTATTGACGAATATAAAATACTTGTTGATCTATTATCGCCATACAAAACTTGGTTTTGATTTAAAGTTAGATTTCCAGACAAATGATAAAAACCTGGGGGAACGTAAACATTTTTTAATGTGGCAATTGCAGCTGTAAAAGCATAAGTCACATCATTAGTTGTACCAACATCAGCAGCGTTAATAAAATCTAAAACAGAAATAAATTCTTGAAGTTTTAAGTTAATAGGCCTGTTAACTGCGCCTGATATTGGTTGTTGAAATTTTGGTACAAGAGTAGTCATTTTTTTTCCTTATGCAATATTTGCTGCTTTAAGTCTTGCTCTTAATGATTTTAATTCTGCAATAATGTTTGCAATAAAATCAGAAGAACCATATTCCATTGCTTGATAAATTGGGTTGCCATTTTCATCAATTGCATCTTTAGCACCAGAAACGCTTAAAGGTGAAATTTCTTGAACTTCATGCGCTATAAATCCAACGCCTTTAGAACCATCTTTTGACCATATCCAAGTTTTAGGTTGTAAAGCATCAATAAATTCACCCGAATTTGTTAACGGCAATTGATTGCTTTTTAGCCTATAATCTGAAATTGAATTATAACCAACGGCTGTTGTTCCAACTTGTGAAATATAACCTATTAAAGAACCCGCATATTGAAATTCAGCAAAAGAATTTCCAGTAACTACCCCGGATTGATGACCAATAATTACAGAAGACCCTGCGGCGTTTGTAACTCGGTTATATATTCCACCATTTGTTACGCTTGTACTTGTAGTCCCCACCAGCAAGTCATTCGCCGCCGTAAGCGTCATTGCTTCGGTAAAGGTGATGGCGTTACCTGCTGTGCCTGATGGGGCTATAAGCCATACATGAGAGCCATTGGTAGAAAAATTTGCATCGTATCGGGTTGCAAAAGTTGATGTTAAATATTTCCAATTTGAACCGTCATAAAAACTATTTGACGATATGCTTCCGTTAGCTGATGAACCACCAAAAGATAATCCTGTATTTATCTGAAAACCTTTTAAGCCACTCCAAGCACTAGGCGTAACACCCACACCCAGATTCGTACCATCAAACACCAACGCACTGCCCGTAGCCAAAGCACTTGTGCTTGAGGCATAGACAACGCCATTTGCCGTAAATGAGGTTAAGTTTGTGCCGCCGTTGGCAGTTGGCAATGTGCCGTTAACATGTGTTGTTAAACCAATCTTGCCCCAACTGGGCGCAACTCCAACGCCGCCCGAAATAAGCGCATTTCCTGTGGCTACATCTGCAAGTTTTGCAAGGGTTGTGGTGGTGTTGGCATAAAGCAAATCACCCACGGCATAAGATGTTTGTCCTGTACCTCCTGCCGTAGCTGGTACAGTTTTCCAGCCAATGACTTGCACCGCATTAGCATCGTCTTTGTAAAACAGTTTGCCATCAGTAATATTGATCGCCAATTCACCAGACGCAAGATTACCCGCAGATGGCGCATTGGTAGTTGTACTTGAATAGTACAGTTGGATTGGAGTAAAGCCTGTTTGTGCCATTAGATGCTCGGTGTAAAGACTTGGGGCAACCAGGGGGCAACAACCACCCGTTGGGTTGCCGCAGCTTGCGCGTCTAATCGGGCTTCAACCTGTGCGCCAATGTCGGCGGTCACCCAGCCAATTACAATATCTTCGGTCACATCAGCAAATGGAATGGTCAGCACAGGCTCGGCAAACTTCCACCAGCCCTCAGTTTCCACACCGTTTTTAGCGCAGAAATATCGTGCGCCTGTGATCAAGTCGCTTTCGGCTTGGATTTCCAAGATTTTCCACATCAGAATGTGCCCCCTGTGACCCCGCCCGTGGCGGTTAAAACGCCCGTGGATGGATTGAATTTGAGTTTAGTCGATGATACCTTGATTGGCAAATTCCCCGTAGTTGTGGTCACCCAGGATAGATACATTTCTGCCGCTGTGCTGGTGTCATCAGTAATCGCCACATTTGTTGCATTGGTTGCGGTTGTCGCTGTGGTTGCCGACCCTGCCGACCCGTCAATGTTTACCCCTGTCAGGGATTGGGCGCTGCTTGATCGATTGAGTGCAATTATGGTCGTGCCAATATAAAGGCTTGAGTTACCCAAAACACCGCTAGGAATCGTGCCTGACAACTGCCCCGCTGGAAGACTTGTCAGGCTTGCGCCCGACCCGCTAAACCCTGTGGCGGTCAGCAATCCCGTGCTTGGGTTGTAGTTATATTTTGTGGAACTGACGTATTCGGTGGACAGATTTCCCGTTGTTTGGTTGGCAAACAAGGGGTAACGCACTGCATTGGTAGTGGTGTCATCTGTGACCGTGGCATAAGCGGTTGGGACAACCCAGCTTGGGGCACTTGTGCCGTTGGATTGCAAAACTTTGTTGGCATCCCCCGCAGCAGAGGCCAAGAATGCCGTTGTTCCCGTTGCTGATTGATAGGGTATAGATGCCGCCGCCCCACCCGCCAAATTACTTGCTGTGCCAGTGATGTTTATCGCGGCTGTGCCCGTCAAGTTGGTGACCGTGCCGCTAGATGGTGTGCCTAAAGCCCCGCCATTGACCACAAAAGCCCCAGCAGTACCTGTATTCACGCCAAGGGCAGTAACCACCCCTGTTCCTGTGGTGACCGTGCTAGGCGCTACACCAGCCCCACCACCAACCATCAAAGAATTTGCCGCCAGTAGCGCAGATGATGCCCAGGCCGTTGTGCTTGTGAAATAAGGTATGCCGCCACTCGTACCCGCCACAGTCAGCGCCAGAGTGCCATTTGTGGTGATGGGCGAACCAGCAACCGAAATAATGCCGCCTGTGAATGTCTGAGAAATTGATGTGACCGTGCCAACAGTTGGCGTGGCCCAAGACGGGATACCCGATGCCAAAGTCAATACTTGCCCATTTGTGCCAGCAGCTAAAAATGCTGTTGCGCCAGAACCGCTTTGATAGACAACCGCCCCAGCAGTGCCCCCTGCAATATTGGTTGCAGATGTTGCCGTGGCAGCGTTGCCAGATACCGACCCCGTGATAGTGTTGGTCACCGTCAAGTTGGTCAGCGTCCCCAAACCTGTGATGCCCGAATAACTGCCCGACAATCTGGCGCTGTCAATCGTGCCGCTAGTAATCTGAGTCCCTGCTATGGCAATGCTGGTGCTTCCCGCCAAAGTCAATTGACCTTGAGCATTGACGCTAAAAGTCCCAACAGATGATGCCGAACCGTATGCCGCAGCCGTCACCCCTGTGTTGGTAATACTGAATGTGTTGCCCGTAAGGGTTAATCCAGTACCCGCCAAGTAAGACCCAGCACCAGAAAACTGCGACCAATTGATTGCGGTCACATCAATCGTGCCGCCTTGGTTTGAGGTACAAACCCAGCCCGTATCCGCTAGGGTTGTGCCTGATTCAATGAAGGTAAAAGCAGATGGCACTTCTGCCCATGTATTCATGTCGGCAGATCGCGCCCAAGTGCCTGATGCCGCCACATAAATGCCGTTGAACTGGCTCAGAGTCTGATTCTTGACCAGAATCCTATCCCCAACGGTTAGCGTAGAAGTCCAATCACCATTAGCCTGGACAGCCAAACCAGACAGCGTAATGTTTGCCGTGGTTGAATAGACACAGGATGCTTTTACATCCAAACCCTGCGCCACCGAATCCACATAGCCTTTATTGGCAATGTCTGTGTCGCCAGTTGGGGTTGTGGTGATCGTGCCCGTTACCGTGCTGATGTTGGTAAATGTGGCGTTTGCAGGGCCATAGAACGGCGTTCCAGCAGGGCCAACAAAATACTGGAGGGCATAAGTCGGTTCAGGGGCAAACACCCCTTGAACTGGGACAAAATTAGTGGTCTGGGTGACCGCTGTGGTCATGTTTTACTCGTAATAGACGGTGCAACTCACAGTACCGCTAATCACGACATAAATCCCATCCTCGGTGTTGATGCCATCATAAAAATTGTAATTTGTGGCGCTCACAGGCGTGAACGTATCAATTACTTTGTAAGTGGTGCTGGTTGTCTGGGTGTCGTAAATTGTAAGTGTGGGGGTGGATGATGCGGCGCTAACAAAAATGCCTTTCACTTTCCCAGCTTGGTTTTTGACCGTTGTGGTTGCAGAAATCTGTGCAAAATTAGACATGGTTTGGCCTTTCTGTTCATCAAATTATATGCTTCAAAAGAGAAAAAGCCACCCCTTTTGAGGGCGGCCCTTTCACTTAGTTCATGCCGTTTTAAGGCAAGAAGGTCAGGTCGTAGCCGTAGACAAAAATGTCAGCGGTTGCGGCAGCGCCTTGGGCGGTAGAACAACGCAGATACAACGGCGTTGAAGTGATTGCAGCGGTTGAAGTTGCTGCGGTCACGACAACAGTTGATGCGGCGGTGTTACCCGACAGAGCATAAGCCGATTTAACGGTTGTGCCCGTAGCGCCAGCGCCTGTGTACACGGCAAGTTGTGCCGTGGTCAAGCTGACCGATGCGTTGGTCACGATGATGCTTTGAACGCTAACTCGACCAGAAACCAAGATTGGTGCGATGGTGTCGCCAACGGTGTTGAGGTCAACCGATTGAGCAGAGGCAATCAAGCGCAAAGCCTGATTGGTTGCCAAATTACTGGGATGGTTGGTGACAGTGGTAGCTGCGCCTGGATTTGCCATGATTTATCTCCAAAAGTTAATGGTTAAGCTGCAACGCGGCAAGCCAACTCAGGGTAGAGAGGCGCCCAGCCGTACAGCACATCAACGCGAGTCGGAATCGAATCGTTGTTAATTGTGTACTGGCGAATTACACGGAGGGAAAGACCTAGTTCTTTGTCACTAGCACGACCAGCGAACACAACGCCATCAGGCAGTTCCAAGTCAGCCGTAGCCAAGGTGAATGCGTTTTTGTGCATTACGATGTTTTGCGGAGACACAGTACCTGTTTTGTTGAACGGGGTCACAACAGCGGTAGAACTAGTGCTGGTAACGCTCACGTTTTGGAACTGACCGCCAGTGATGACAGCGGGGCTGACGGTCACAGAGGTAGTGCCAGAGGTGGCGACAGTGGCGGCAGCGGTCACAACAAAGTTACGCAGCTTGCCAGAACCGTATGCGCTACGGTTTTGGGGGTTGACAGCGTAAATGTTTGCGATCTGGATAACGTCACCAACTTGCAGACCAGCGGTAGCGGTGGCGGCAGTCAGTGCAATGGTAGAGGTTTGTGCCCAACCAGTTGACAAAAAGCCAGTTCCCGTTGCGGTATCGCAAGCCAGAGTCGCAGTGGAATAAGACCCAAACGTTTGATTAACCACGTTTTGGTCCATTTTCCATCGAAGCCCCGCGCTGTCTTTTCCCATCATGCCTTTTTCGTACTGTGCAGAAATGATGTCTGAGGGAACAAACAAACCTTTAAGGCTGTCCACAATAGTTGCGCCCGTGAAAGGCTCAACGATACATGAACGGCGACCATCACGGGGCGCACCTTCAGCGTCCAAATACGCACCAGCCGTCAAGTAGGTGAGCAAGGAGGTTGGGGGAGTGCCAGCCGTGCCAACAATGTTGGCGGTGCTGTTTTTTGCCATCGTCAGACCGTCAAAGTCCACCTTGTTGGCAATAGCTGCCACAGCGGGTTTCAACACTCGATCTGAAAATGCGTCCAACGAAAGTGCTAAATCAACTGTCGTAAACTGGGTGTCGACGTGAAACTGAGTACTTAAGGTTACAGGTACGCTGGTTTCATTGAAGTCTTCAACGTTCAATGCCGGCCCTGTCGTCCCTAGGAACCTTCCAGGTCTGCGGACATTCAGAGTGTTACCAATTTTTGCACCACTGACGGCAAATTGATCGTCATAATTGCGGTCAACCTCGCTGGAGAAGGTCAACTCGTTTTCCAAAACCATCAATGCTTCATTGGTGATCATTGAAATAGTCAAAAGATTATTACTCATTTTGCATTACTTTCAAAAGAATGATTGATTGTCAGCGGATTCGCCCAGCAAGTCGTGCGGCTTTGTAGGCTTGAAACGTACCTTCAAATTTACCATCGCTGGTAAGGGGCACATCTCTGCCGTTTGCCGCCGATCTGATTGGGTTAATCGGCGCTGGCGCTTTACTTTTCCCAACGACAGTCTTAGATGTTGGCTCAGTCTTTTCATACTGGGCCTCTAGCTTTCCAATGCTTCTCAAAGCCGATGCCACCGTCATGCCTGAGAGTTTCTCTGCAAACTCGGGATTCTCGGCAAGGTGATACAGAATTCGTGGCCCTACATCTGATTCAAAGATTGCGTCCCGCACTTCGTTGCTCACAACAACGTCAGCAGACCCAACCATATCGTCAAAATCAGGCATCTCAGACTTGGCAGCTTTAACCCGATCAGTCCAGGCACTAATGACCTTTTCCCGTTCGGCTTGCTGTTTAGCCTGTGCGTCCTTCTGCTTTTCCTCGCCTAACCTTTGTTCAACCCGATAATCTGTCAACGCCTTGGCGTATTCATACATATCGGAGAAATTCTCTGGCTTGGGTTCACCAGTTGGTTGGGTTTCTGCTTGCGGCTTGGCCCGACCTTCTAATTCCCTGACCTTAGCTTCCAAAGATTCCCGTGCTTCCCGTTCCCGCTTGGCTTCTTGCCTCGCTTCTTCGCGTTGTTTGGTTATCTTTTCAAACCTCAATTCCAGCTTTGGATTGCGTTTTCTTTCCTCTGTCGCTGTCGCTTCATCTTCCCCAAGTGGCTCACTCTGGCTTTGCGTTTCTGTCGGCTCTGCGGGAGTTTTCTCAACCACAGCCTCAACAGGCGCTTTGTCAGCTAAACCCATCTTCTTGGCGTTGAACTCAGCTAAATTTTCACTTGTCACCACACTAGCGGCAACTTTTGGTGCTTCTTGCACTTCGGACATGGATTACTCCAAGGATTTACCCAGTTGACCCAACTGGTAAGGTTTGGGGCGATATTACCCGAAATCATGTCAATGTCAATTACTGTGGCATTCCTTGAATAAAGGGACTAGCACCTTGGCTAATATCCTGGGCGGCAAATTGAGCATATTGGCCCTGTTCGGCGTTCAATCGCTCAATCTCGCCCATCAATTGATTGGGTGACATTCTTGCCAACAGGATTTTGACCAGGGCATCAATTTCGGTCTTATTCTGGCTGGTGATGCTGCGGGTATTCTGGTCATTAACCCGAACCTCTGCCATTGTTTCGGTGTTGTGCGCCCGTGCGGTCACATCCATCAGCTTGCGCTTGGTTGCGCCTTCCTCTTTGATCTGGGCCACTTGCGCCCTGTTGTTGATCTCCAACCCAGCCGCTTGCAGTTGTTGTTGCAACTGCTGAATCATTTGCTCAGACTGTGCCAAACGCATCTGGGCCTCGGGCGGTATGTCGGATTTTTGATCAATATTTGCCATCGGGTTCATTGCGGCAAGGCGGTCAGCAATTACATCTGCGCCAGGAAAATCCATGTTTCTGAATACCAAATCCCCTGCGATATTGAACAATTCAGCGTTGCCTGTGAGTAATGGCATCATGGATTCAACCGCTTGCTGGCGCTTAGTCTGGAATCCTGGGCCAGTATCCATTACCACATCGTATTCACCCACGGTCACATCGTTTAAAACCTCTCCAATCTCGTTGGCTTCGTTGATCGTGGTCATATCGGGCTGACCATCCGAACCAATAATCCGCATCACCCGCTGGGTGTCGTAAATCTTGGGAATTAGATCAAGAATAATGCGCCCAGTTTGAGCAATTGAACGGGTCAAATTGTCGTAAAAGTGGAAGTTAGACAGATCAACCTGATTCTGCTGCCCCGCTAATGCTTTGCCTGAGATATTTCCGCTTGGCAATTGGTTGGGGTCAAGAACACCCAAAACCATCTGCAAATCGGCAGAGATTGCCCCCGCAGCTTCCATAATGCCTGATGGTGGCGGCTCGGGTTGCAGTCTCTGGGGTGCTGGCGCTGGTACGCCTTCAATGTCTTTTTGCTTATATCTCAGCACAGGCATTGACTTGATGTTTGCCATTGCCCATTCGTTTTCATGTCCTTCGTCTTGACCTTCTGCCATCACCCATTTGGCTTTAGGTGCAAGGGCAATGCTCTCGGTCATGCTGGTGCGCCAGAAGTTATACATCCGCTGGGGGTCTTTGGCAAACCGCACCAGACCGTATTTTTTGCGCTTGTCATCCACTATGACCTGTGCGCCATAAACAGGCACAACGGGGATATATTTACCCGCCCAGGTCTTTTCCTCAAGCACTTCCAATGCGGTCATCTTGGCCCATTTAACGGCCCTGCGGAAGGATTCGCGCTCGTCAACCACAGTCAACCCTGCGGCCTCAACTCGCGCAAAGAATCCAGCGCTGTCCCCAAATGAAGAAGTGCCATCACTCAGCAAATACAGCTTGGCGCGTTCACGCTCAATCCAAAAATACTCAGCAATGCGGATGTCCTCTTTGGTCACCCAGGCGGCGGTGTCATCGCCCGTGCTTCTTTGCTGAAAGTTAGCGCCATCATCAGCACCTGGGTACATTTCCCGAAATATCTTCTTGTCTAAGACGGTGGTGATCAAACAGCGTTCAGCATCCGAACCATCTGGCCTATTGCTGTTGGGGTCGAAATAAACAGTAAAAGGGTTGTCAATCGCATCAATGTAGATTTCTTGATCAAATGAATCTTCCCTTACATATTTGTAATTTATGCGCCAATAGCCCCAACCCATCCGCACGGCATAGTCAAATGCGGTGTCATAGGCGCTGTCGGCGCTTGAATTAACCTCAATATGACGGGTAATGCCCTCAATAACCTGGGCGATTTTGTAATCGGCAAGGTTATTGACGGGGTGAACTTTAATGCGGGGGCGCTGTTGGCGTTGCTGGTTGGTCACCTGTCGGATGTACGCATCAATTTTGTTGATGGTCAGACAAGGGCGGCTTTCCAGATTTCGCGAGTTCTGAATCTCAACGGGCCATTGGTCACCAGCGGCAAACTTAATGTCGTTTAGCGCCTCGGCTCGGTTTGTGGAGTCCGAATCATTGACCAAGCGCCAGAACTTAATCGCCTCTGAAATCTTGTCTTTTGCGTTATCTTCGTCTTGGTAAGCCATGTTATTTACCCCATGTCCATGTTTTTCGATTGCGTAAATTTGCAGATCGGGTTGTTTCTTGTAAGTTTTCGATTCTATTGTCGCTTACATTGCGGTTTATGTGATCGATTTCCTTGGGAATATATCCATGAAACATCATAAAAACAATTTGGTGATTGAGCAATCTGACCTTGTTAACGCACGTTTGCAGATAACCATCTTTGACCTTACGACCCGCAATGTTGCCTTTTTTAGCTCGACCTTTTGATTTTTTCCATATCAAATTGCCATCAGAGTAATCAAATTCTGATTGTAAAACGCTTGGGGTAATGTCGTTACGTTCCATCTAACCCATCCAACTTCCCGCCGTAGCAACCATTTGTTTTTTGCGTTTGGGTGGTTCTTTGATCATGAGGGCAATGTAGCGGAATGCGTCTGCCCCATGCGAATAATGGTCATGTAGCGGGTTTCTGCTAAATTGCCCCGTGTCTGGGTCAACCTCGTACCTGTAATGTCTGAGGCAAGTTAGCCCATCGGCGGTGTGTTCGCGGTCAAAGTAACAGTTCGGAAATATTGTCCTGGCGGCGTTGATGGAGTCCAGAATCGGCACTCTAGGCAAAATAGTGGTCTTGTACCCTGCCGCCCGCACAATGTCATCAATTGACCGTCCAGCCGCCGCCAAGGTCTTGTTTTCAGCGTCATGAGGCAACCAAATGGTATCGTAGACATAACCATAGGTTTGCATGGTCGCTAAGTAATAGCTGATGGTTTTCTGGCTATCTTCAATGTAGCGAATCAGGCGTGTTTCCATGCCGACAAACTGCAAAAACCAGATGGCGGTGCTATCTGACCAGCCCAAGTCAAACACCGCATGGACGGGTTTGGTTGCGTCATAAGGCACTTTGGTGATGCGCCCATCCTTCTCAGCCTGTTGCATTTCCTTGGCAAAGATTGCCCCATCCACAGTTTGGCGGCATAGACCCTCCCAGACTTGGTTGTAGGCTTCTTCGTCCCTTTGCTTTAGCGAGTCTTTTTCTAGGCGCAAAGTCTCGGGAAACCAAGGGTTATCTGACCAATTCACCCTCATGGTGATGCAGTCCTTTGGGGGGTTTGCCACAAACCGCTGGTAAGTTTCGTCTGTTTCCAACTTGGGGTTAAACGAAATCCATATCTCACTGCCCTCGGCACGAATGGTAGGAATCAGCACATTCCAAGATAAGCGGCTCACTGTTTGAGCTTCTTCCACCCAACAAATGTCCACACCCTCATAGGATTGAATATTGGCAATATTGCTTTTTAGGCCAGCAAAAGCAAACTCAGTACCATTTTTGCCTCTAATACTAGCTTGGGTAATTTCGTAGAAACCCAACAAGCCCAAGCTTTCAATCTGGTCGCACAACAGTTTATGTACAGAATCCCGCATGGAGGTCATAAACTCACGGGCGCACAGAATACGCAATGGGCTTTTAGCGCCAAGGATTAACAATGCCCTAGCTATGCCCCAAGACTTTGCCCCACCCCGCCCACCATATAGAACCTTGTAGCGAGACTTTTGAAACAAGCCTTGCAGCTTTACAGGGAACTCTGCCCTTGCAATGGCTTCTGATACATCACTCATTCGGGCTTGATAAATGTGACTTGAATTCCACCCAGCAGAGGCGTTCCATCAGCGTTTTCAATGGTCGTTGCCTGTATCGCCTTGCCGTCCATCCTATCAATGATCTCTTTAATCGCCCAAGGCTCACCCGCTTCGGCTTGGCTTACCAACTGTTCGGCAATCCCCCTAAGTCGGTGCGGCTCAGTGGTCAAAACTAGGCGCAACTTGTCGTAGAACAGTCTGCCCTTTGCGGCGTTCTGGTTTCCTTGTGGTGCAGCCATTGATTTAACCTGTAAGTCTTTGTGACTAAATTACTTTTTCTTTTTTGATGGGGCTTTTTTTCCCGCATCTTTCATGGCTTGGCGCTGTACTGAATAGCCGATAGCCACCGCTTGTTTTGGTGGCTTGCCAGCTTCAATTTCTGCCTTAATGTTGGCCTTAAGCGCCTTGGGAGTCATTGATGCTATTAGCGGCATTTGCCTTCTCCTTAGATAATTCACCCAGCCAATAGTGGCAATCTTGAATCGCGCCCGAAAGCTGAATCAAGACTGCCTCTTGTTGCTTTGCTTGCGCCTGGAGTTCTTCCAGACGCTTGTTTATGACCTCTGGGGTCATGCCTGGGCAACGTGAATGGTTGCAAAATTAAAGGTCAATGCCTCAGACAATGAACCAGTACTTGCGTTAGTAATGGCAATGGTAAATGACCCAGCGGCTACTGCCACCACAGAAACCAAGTAAGTTCCTGCCGTTGCTGCACCGCTTGCAATGGCAATTACTGGGATGTCGTATGCAGAAATTGCGCTGTTTGTCACCACAAAAGCCGCTTCAGCCCCTGCCGCTAATGCTGCATTGTTGGTCACAATTTGACCCACCGATGCATTGATGGTCACGCCTGTTGACTTGCTGGTCGCTTGGGTCACAGTTGCGGGTGCAGTCGTAAGCGAACCCGTGTTGTACCCAATCTGGCCTGATGTGGCGGCGGCGTAGACCGTGGCTGACCCTTTAAGGTCTTGATCTTGATATGCTGCGCCTATTGCTACTGAGTTACCCATGATGTGTGTCCTTTAACAGTTCCAATTTTTGAGGGATGCTTTAGCCCGTTCCGCTGGGCCTTTGGCGTTTTTGACTACCCCCTCCATCCTAGCGCAAAAACTGGCCTTTCGCCCAGCATCTGCTTTGGTCTTGGGATTGGGGGCTGGTGGCTTTAAATTTGAATTGTTCTTTGCGTTGTATTCAGCACGGCCTTTAGCGGTCATTCCCGCACCCTTTTCAGTGGGATTGTAGGTTTTCCCCGCGCCCGTGGTCTTGTGGGGTATGGGCTTGTCGTGCTTCTTAGTCGCCATGATTACTTCTTTTTGGCGGTTTTAGCTGATTCTTTGAATGCCTGAGCAGTGGGCGCCCCCTTTGTCCCTGGCGTTCTCATGCGCTCTACGGGCTTACCCGCAGCCTTTTCACGTTCAATGCGCTCTCTTTTTGCTGCGATATTGGCATATAGCCCAGGTTTAGTTGCCATTTTTAACCTTCCACAACGGCGCAAATGTCCGCTTCTTGAATGATTTGATAATCTTGACCATCAATCTTATGGGTGGGCCATTTCAGATAATCCCCATTTCCATACTTGATGAAGTCACCAACTTGCACATCCTCAACATCTGAACCAATTGCCACAATCGTACCCTCGTTAAAAGGTTCTTTGTTGTCAATATAGATTATGTCGGAGATATGCCGAACTTGGGGGCGCACCACTACCCGATCACGCAGAGGCTTTAGCATGGCTTTTCCTCTCGTATTTGCGCTTTGGGGGCGTGATTTGATCGGTGGTGATGTCGTACACAGGAAGGCCGATTAAATCGACCTTGACATCCTGCGTTTCAACAATAAGATGCTGACCGCACCAATCTTTTTCGTGCTTGTTCACCTGTTGCGGGTTTAACCGACAGATGCCCATGATTTGTTGTGCGCGGAAATACTTGCAATTCCCGCAATTAGAATCACTCTCAGCCATTCAAAACCTCCTTTTTTGTTTGGTTAGTAAGCCCTGCCGTCTCAATCACGGTGGGGCTTACGCTTTTAATCCTGATAGCACTTGCGGTCGTGAGTGTAGCAAACACCACTAGATTTGCCGCCAGTGCATTCATTGCCAGAAGGCATTTTGTTGCTCATGGCGTTAGGAATGCCCTTTTTAGCGCTGCCTTGTTCGCCAGACTTCATGTCAGCGGCAGGGTTGCCCTTCATGGAGACTTGTGCGCCGTAGCCTTTGGGTTCGTTTTTCATCAGGTTTGCCATGATTTCCTCATTTCAGAGTTAAAAGATACAGGGTTGAATTGATCAGATCAGCAATTTCATCAACGATGTTTTGCAATTCTGAATCTTGGGGGATTTCTTCACGCGCTTCTTTCACAAACCCTTTTAGCTGGGTCAGATATTCGTGCGGCGTTTCTTTGGGCTGGTGCAGTTCATCAGGAAATTTCTTCATCCTGGTGTCGTACCGCCCTTGGTAACTCTCTGCCAAACTGTCAGCCAAGTCTACGATCTTGGGGTAAAACTTGCCCAATGCTTTATGGGTGCTGTACTCGGTTGTTTGCAAATGTTGGAAGTGCGTGATTGTTCCCGCATGAAACAGCGTGGCGACAAATTCGGCAATTTCTTCGTTTTTCATGCGTCAACTATATCAAAAAAAGGGGGCGAACCCCCAAATGCTGGCAACTGCTACCAACACGGCTAGATTTTCGCATTAGGTAGCGGAATGTCAATAGGCCAGCAGTCTCGCAGGGCATCAATTGTCCTGCGATGGGCCTTTAGCCACATTTCTTGGCGTTCCTGGCGGCTCAAATCCTTTCCTTGGTCAATCTCGTAATGACACCCTAGGCACAGCGCAGCGACTAAATTATCGTCAGCTTTTACCCCACGGCCTTTGCCGCCACCCCAGTTTGTGTGCGCCGCTTGCACCATATTGCCAGACCCACAGGCTTGACAGTCAAGGCTTGCCACCAGTTTCAGCAGCTTTTTTGACCTGACGTATGAATGTTTTGCGATCAACGATTGTCTCCAATGTGGAAAACCTGTGCATATTTGCACACTCTAACCGCCTTCTGCGGGTGTTGCCTGTGGATGTTCTGGATTCTTTGACAATTGTCCATGTTCCGCATTCTGGACATTTCAAAACATCACCTCTTGGATTACCTTGGGTTGTTCAACAAACATATCCACTTGTTTTGATGCTTGTTCTATGCGCTTGCAAGCAATATCAAAATATTTTGGCTCGCGTTCAATGCCTATGAACTTGCGCCCCATTTGAATGGCGGCAACTCCTGTTGTACCGCTTCCCATAAATGGATCAAGAATTGTTCCTACTGCTTTTACTGTGTCAATTGTCCAACGCATTAACTGAAGCGGTTTTTCTGATGGATGCCCATGTAAAACACGACCAACAGGATGACTAAAACGTTTTGTATTAGCGTCTAAACTTGTCCAAGCAATTTCACAATCTGCCATTGTTGGCACTGCGTTTTGTTTATCCCAAACAAGCCAACAACGTGAGGGCGGCAATCCATAATAATTACCACCCCAAAAAACAGTAATTTGAGACATATTTGCCAAATAAATTAATGTTTCAACTTCTGGCGGCGCATTGTCCCAAATAACCATTTCCTTAAATTCAGTTTTAGCGCCCCATGTGCCGCCCTGCATACGTTTGCCTAATCCGTAAGGTGGGTCTGTAATTACAGCATCCAGTTTGTCTAAAGTAGGCAATATTTCCATGCAATCGCCAAGATACAGCGTTGCGTTTTCTATTTCTACTTTCATTGGTGCGCCCTGTCTTGCAGTCGGTTGGTGGCCTCTCGAGTCCGCCAAATTTCGACATCTAGCCTTGATGCCTCAATTTCCCAGCGCAAGGTTTCCTCCTGGGCTATTGCCGCCGCCAGCCCTTTCAGCAAGGTGTGATATTCGGGGTCAGCGTAAGCTTCGCGTTCTTGGGCGTTTGCCGCCTCGTAGCCCATTTGCAAGGCATCTTTCATCAAAAGGGCTTTTTTTGACTTGCGGAATTCCTCCAAATACACCCGCTGGGCTTTGGCATCGCCATATGCTCTAGCTTTTGCGCGAATGTCTTGGGCGGCTTCTTCTGGTTTCATTTCAAAACTCCAATCATGTTTAAAGCGGCTTCTGGGCTGTCAACACGCGCCAGCGTACCTCCAGTCCAACTTTCAAAAAAATCGCGTTGTAGGGGCGTTAAACGCTTTCTAGGGCCATTCTTGACCTCGACCAGAAAGGTGTGCCCCTTGTATCCCACCAAAAGGTCAACTGGTAGGCCAATAACCCAGACATAAGCGCCAGCGGCTCGCAGGGCACTAACAATCTGGTCTTGGTTTTGGTCAACCCTGGCGGCGTATCTCATTCATTCGCTTTCGTAAGTCATCGGCAAAGGATTCACCCCTGCGCCTGGAAATGTCGGCAATCGTGGTTTGCCACCATGCTGATGCCTTGGCCTTGCCTAGTTCCTTGGTTTTCTGCTGGTGTCTCGTAATCCATTCCCGTGCTTCTGTCTGCCTCAATGTCTCCAGTAAGCACAAGTGCTCGGTCGATAACGACACGGCTGAATGTTTGTCCATCTTTTACCCTGTCTAAAAGTTTGTGCGCTTCAAAATAATTCAAAATATATCTCCTGGGTCAGCCCAATGTTTCACAGGCGGCGTGTTGGGCAACAGGTCAGCAATGTTGCGTTTTGCTGGTTTGCTACCTGACCATTGGTGTTCGCTACACATTGGGCGCTGGCCTTCCATGTGAACTGACCAGCGTTTGGGGCATCCTGGCACACTGCACATCAGGCGCTGAACATCGTCTAGCGGGTCTTTTTTGGTGTCTGGTTTTACAAAGTTCATTTTTGGTACTTTCCATCAATTATCTTGGCGAAATTGGTTGCGTTCACTATCCACACCAGATCAGGTCGCCATGTCCTGTCCTTGGTTTCAAACCCCTGCGCCAGCTTGGTGTCGTTTGCAATGTAGGCAAAAAAAGAATCCCACCATGCCAACCCATCGGCTTGGCTTGCATACCCCTGTGGGCTGAATACAGACGGTTTTGCGGCTTGCAACCATCTTTGCCGTAGGTTGGTCTGCCTGACCCCATCCCAAACCCTTGGCTGGGCAAGCTGTGGCAAATGCTTTTTGTAAAGATTCAGAATGTCCTGATGGGGGCAAGTCGGCAACCCTGCCGACAAAGAATCTTTAGATTCTTTAATATGGTTATTGGTTATTGGTTCATGGTTATTGGTTGGTTGAACGTCTGTTGAACGCCCGTTTAACGCCTGTTCAACGACCGTTGATTCTTTGTTCAACGCTCGTTTAAGTGCCGATGCTTTTCCTGCCTTAGATGCGGTTTCAATTTGCAAGTGGTAATGATCAATTTCTTTGTCGCAACGTCTGTGATGCCATTCGTTGTTTTCTAAAGTAAAAAACATATCCAAAATGCCACTCAAAACCTCTTGTTGGTCACGGGCGTTGACCTTCATTGAAAGTTCAAACAAAGAATTGGGCAATGCCTGTTCGGTGTCGTAGTAAATCCACAACAACTTAAGATAAATTCCAACTTCTTCATTCGTCAAAAATGAAGTGTCTTTAATGAAATCACCAATGTGGTGTTGGTAGTAATGCATAAAGCATCTCCGCAAATCTCCCAGAAAAGAAACCTCGGCAGGAGGGGAGTTCTCTTTTC